CCTGGGCAAAGAAGGCGGTTATGTCAATGACCCCACGGACAAAGGCGGTGAGACCAAATACGGTATTTCCGATAAGCGTGACGGTATTACCGATGGCATGACCGATGTCGATGGCGACAATAAGCCAGACACCCGTATTAAAGATTTAACCCTCGAACAAGCCAGCCAAATTTATTTTCGCGATTACTGGTACCCCTCTTATTGCACGTATTGGCCGGATGGCATTTCGCTGCTGGTCTTCGATTCTGCTGTTCAGCACGGTGCCAAAAAAGCCATTTCCTTGTTACAGGATGCG